GCCGAGAAGGTCATCGGCAAGAAGATGCAAGCAGAGTTCCGGCTGAACACGACCTCGGTCAAGAACAAGGACTCGAAGAGAACCGGCTGCGTCATTTACGACGAGAAGCACCAATACACCGACACCAGGAACATGAACACCCTGAAAAGCGGAACGGGAAAAATGAAATGGTGGCGGGAGATCACGATCACGACAGACGGCATCGTGAGAGGCGGCGTTCTGGACGATGAAAAGTCGCAGAACGAAACAATCCTGGCAGAGTACAACCCGAAGAACCGCACCTTTGTGAACTGGTTCCGGATCGAGAAGGAAGAGGAATGGAAGGACATCTCGAAAATCGTAAAGGCAAATCCTTCCATCGCGGACCCGAGCTTCTATTCTCTGAGATCGACGATCGAGCAGGAGATCGAAAATATGCCATTCACTCCGGATTATTACCCGGAGTTCCTGGCGAAGAGATGCAATTTCCCGATCAGCGACCCCCAGATGGCTGTGGCGGAGTGGAATGATATTGTGGCCGCCACAAAAGACAGAGCCTTTGAGCCGCAGACGGGCATGGCCTGCGTCGGCGGCGTCGACTATACGCGAACGAATGACTTCTGCGGGTGCTATATTTTGTTTCGGAAGGACGGCCAGATTACGGGCTTCCATCACACCTTTATCTGCAAAAGGTCGGCAGACCTGATGGGCATAAAAGCCCCGATAGATAAATGGGCAAAGGAAGGCATCTGCACGATGGTGGATGACGTGGAGATACCTCCGGAGCTGCCGGCACAGTGGTTTGCGGACCACGCGATAAAATACAGGATCCTGATGATCGGCATCGACGGATACCGGTATACCTGGCTGAATGGAGCATTCAAGAAGCAGGGCTTCGAGGCCTTCGACAAGGAGAACCGCAGGATCTACATAGTAAGGCCATCTGACATCAGCAAGGTGAGCGCCGTGGTAAACAGCGCAATTCTGAATCATCGGATAAGCGGGTGGGACAGGATGCTCTGCTGGTACACGAACAACACAAAGAAAATACTGGACAGCAAAGGGAATATTTCTTACGGGAAAATCGAGCCGAGATACAGGAAGACAGACGGGTTTATGGCGTTTGTGCACGCCATGTGCTGTCTTGATTTTCTGCCGGAAATAAATGATATGCCGGCCATAGACATGTCTGTGGCGGTCTTTTGAGGTGATGAGCTATGTCAGTCTTCAAAGATTTCTGGAATTTCATACAGAACAAGCTCATTGGAGGCGGCACGGTGGAGATCTCCTCCAAGGATCTTGAAAACCTCGTGGACAGCGACAAGCTGCACGAGCTGGCGCTGTATGAGTTCGCCCTGAATGCGGGCATCAATATTATCGCAAACGCCCTGTCGGCGTGCGAGATCAGGACGTTTTCGAGGAACAAAGAGGTGAAGGGCAAGGAATACTACCTCTGGAATTACAGCCCGCATGTAAACATGAACGCCAACGAGTTCATGCATAAGATCGTGTGGAACCTGATCTACAGGAATGAATGCCTGGTCATAGAGACGCCGAAGGGAGAGCTGCTGGTGGCAGACTCATATGACCATGACACGTTCGCACTGTATCCGGATGTATTCAGGAATGTGACGGTCAATGCGACAGCTGAGAACGGGGTCATGCATCCGTTTACTTTCCGGGAAGAATTTCGGATGGACGAGGTGCTTTTTTACAGGCTCTCGTCGAAAAACATCACGGCGCTCCTGAGCTATCTGATGGACGGTTACAATTCACTCATGCAGAATGCGATAGACACATTCTATCGGGCCAGCGGAGAGAGAGGCATCCTGACCATCGACGGCAACGCGGCAGCTACGCAGAATTACGGAACAAAGCCGGATGGAACACCGAGAACATTCCAGGAAGTTTTCACGGAGATGATGAATAAGCAGTTCAAGGAGTATTTTAAATCCTCGAACGCCGTGATGCCGATCTGGAAGGGATTCGACTACCAGGTCAAGGGCGGAGCTGCACAGAAGCGGTCGACGTCAGAGGTGAAGGACATCACAGATCTCACGACAGAGATCTACACCAAGGTCGCCAACGCGCTCCAGATCCCGCCCCAGCTGATCCTCGGGACGTCAGCGGACGTGAAAGACCTGACCAGAAACCTGATGACCTTCGGCGTGAAACCAATCGCCGAGATGATCGAAACCGAGAACAACCGGAAGAGGAATGGCAGGGCTGTTCTTCGCGGGACGTATCAGATGATCGATACGTCCAAAATCCAATATACAGATATATTCGATGCCGCAAATGCCGCATACAACATGCTTGGAGCAGGCGCGACCGTGGACGAAATCAGAGAGCTGACTGGCAGGCCGCCGCTTATGACGGAATGGTCGCAGAAGGTCCTGATTTCCAGAAATTTCATGGGGCTGAGCGATGTCGGAGAGTCAAATACATCTGAGAACGGGTCGCCGGCGGACGGATCCGCGGCAGAGTCCGGGAAAGGAGGAGAAGATGGAACCGATCAGAAATGATATCAGATTCTGCTTTATGCAGGAAAAACAGCAGGATGGGACGAACCTCCACAAGCTGTATGTGTATGACAGCATCAGAGCAAGAGGCCCATTCAACTGGGAGACCTGGCAGTACGAAGCGTCAGAGACTTCGGCGAAATACTTCAGAGATCGCCTGAACGAGATCCCGACAGGGGAGCCGATTGAGCTGCATGTCAACTCGCAGGGCGGAGAGGTCGGCGAGGGCGTGACGATCTTCAACCTGCTCAAACAGAAGAGGGAGGCCGGAAGCCATATCACAGCCTATGTCGACGGGACAGCCTACTCGGTGGCCATGGACATCGTCATGGCGGCAAATGACATCCACATGGGACTTGGAACGACAATGTTCCTGCATAATCCGTGGATGTACTGCTCCGGCAATGCAGAGCAGCTGAGGAATTATGCCGACCAGCTTGATTCGCTGGCAGCGGCCTCCCTGCAGCTCTATCTGGCCAGAAGCGGTGGGAAGATCTCGCAGGAAGAGCTGAAGGACATGATGGACAAGGAGACGATGCTTGATCCGGAGACATGCCTTAAATATGGGTTCTGCGATGTCATCGACACGTTCCGCGCAGAGGCGGAAGAGGATGATCCGGAGGACGACCCGGAGGAGGTCATGCAGGAGCTTCGCCGCGTAAGGAACGAGCTGTTCAGACAGCAGGAGGTAAACCGGATGCTGCAGGGCCTTAAAAAGGACGCAGAGCCGGAAGAAACTGGAAACCAGGAGTCCATGAAGACTATCGCGGGGACATTCCTCGCGGCCATGAAGAATATGCACAGGGAGGTGCGAAAATGAAAAACCTTGATCTCGCAAGAGAAGACATGCAGAAGACCATGCAGGCGCTTTCGGATGCGCTCCAGGCGAACGATGTGGATGCGGCTACGACCGCCTTTGAAGAGATGCAGAACAGCGTCTGCGAAAGGATCGAGCGCGAATTTGAGCAGTATCGTGATGTGACTGACATGTCCATCCTGCAGTCCCGCGGGCTGAGAATGCTGACCAGCGAGGAGACCGCATGGTACCAGAAGTTCATCGCGGCAGTGAAGTCCGGCGCAAAGCAGGAGATCGTGGACCTGACGAACCATATGGTTCCGACGATCATCGACCGTGTAATTGAGGACATGAGGACGGCACACCCGCTCCTGGCAGCGATCGATATTCAGAATGCAGCCGGGGCCACCCGCATGGTTATGAATGCGAAGCAGATGGCATCCCTGCTCGGCAGCTGGGGAGAGATCGGCGGTGCAATCACGACCGAAGTCAAAGGCAAGGTAAGATACATCGACATCACGGCCGCGAAGTACACTGCGTACTTCCTGATCCCGAAGGATTTTGTCCGGTTCAATTTCGGCTTCGCACCGATGTGGGTCGACAGCTACATCCGGATCATCCTGAGCGAGACCGTAGCAAACGGCCTTGAGAAGACAATCGTACAGGGCGATGGAGACGGCCAGTTCATCGGCATGGCGTTCGACACCACTACGGCATCGAACAATAAGTACAGCGAAAAGACGGCACTCCCGCTCACCAGCTGGGATGATTACGCCGGCCTGATCGCCGACAATCTCCTGATCGATGCCAACGGCGATTATCGAAACGTCACAGAAGTGATCGCCGTCGTCAACCCGATCGACTATGTGAAGAAGATCGGCCCGACCATGAGAGTGATCACGCCTGCCGGCGTCCTTAACAAGATCGATCACGAATTCCCGACCAGGGTGGTAACGAGTGCATTTGTAGCCGCAGGGACCATGAAGGTCGGCGTCGCCGAGAACTATTTCGCAGCCATCAACGGCGGCGAGAGCGGCATTATTGAGTATTCCGATGAGGCACAGTTCCTGGCCGATCAGCGCGTTTATACGACCCGCCTGTATGGCAATGGGCGCCCCATTGACAACACGTCGTTCATCAATGTGGACATCAGCGGCCTTGACCGGTATGTATGGCCTGTGGCTATCAAGGGCACCGTCAAGACAAAAGAGCAGGCATGACGGAAGGAGGGCGTGAATGAACGGGATATCTGAGGAAATCTATCAAATGCTCATCCGCGCCCTGCATATCACCTATGAGCCGGACACGGACACGATCCAGAGAATCACAGACGAGGCAAAGGCGGGGATCGAGGAGATCCAGACATATGGAGACCCGGCGGCATTGTGCCAGCCGGGAACTATCAGCGGGCGACTCCTCTGCGAATACGTGATGCGGGCGGAAGCAGGTGCGGCAGAAACATTCCGCACGGATTTCGCCCAGGACATCCTCGAGATGCATCAGGTCGCCGATGTCAGAAGATATGCGGAGGCGATGGGCTATGCTGAGACCGGGGACTAAAGGCCGAATACAGACATACACCGATGGATGGGGAAAATCCTGCGAGGTCGA